ATATTATTGCTAACTTACAGTCAGCAGTAGCAAATATTCCTACAACAACTTTAGGTAAAGAAGATTTACATATTTATTTGAGTCAAAGAAGTTACCAATACTACATTAGTGCAGTATCTACTTTAGGTTATGTAAACGCTTACAATATGAATGGAGATTACGTACCAATGTTCGAAGGGTACAAATTGGCTGTTTGTAATGGGATGTCAGAAAATCAAATGGTAGTAGCTCAAAAATCAAATATGTTCTTTGGAACTGACCTTTTAAGTGATGCTACAAGAATCAACTTGATGGATATGGCTACTTTGGATGGTTCTGATAATATTAGAATGGTTGCTCGTTACTCAGCAGGTGTACAAACAGGTACAGGAGCTGATATCGTAAGACAATCTTAATAAATAAATAATACGGAAGTGAGGGGGTAAAACCCTTCACTCCCTTAACCTAATAAAACAAAAAAAATGGCTTGTACAGCACTAACAAAAGGTAGGGGACTCGACTGTAATAGAATCAGTGGAGGAATAAAGTATGTTTATTTCGGAGTTTATGACCAATTTGACGCACCAATAGAAACAGCAGGAATAGTAGTAGTAGATTCAATAGTAACTGATATTGAAATGGGAGCAACTTTTAAATTATTTAGATACACTATGCCTTTAGGTGTAGCATCAGCAACAGAAACAATTGTCGGTTCTCGTGAAAATGGAACGATATACTATACGCCTACTTTAAGCGTAATTCTTAACAGACTTACAAAAGAAGACCAAAATCAAATCAAACTTTTAGGCTCTACTAAAGTTGTGGCATTTGCTCAATTAAACGCAACACTAACTACAGGTGGTGTATCTGATGCTCACGACGTTATTATTGCATTAGGAGTAGAAAATGGTTTACAACTTAATGCTGGTACTATGGACACTGGAGCAAGTTGGGGAGACCGTTCAGGTTATACTTTGACACTTGACGGAATGGAGCAGAATCCTTTTCCAATGGTTGCCGACTATACTACAGTACCATTTGACAATACAGCATTTGATATACCAGGAGGAATAGTTACATCTTAAATTTCTTATCTGTTTTCTTATAATCTTAAAAGGGTAGCATAATTGTTACCCTTTTTCTTTTCCAAATAAAAACTGACTTTTTCTATTATATAGTAGATATGATACAAGCCTACACAGAATCAAACTTTAAAGCATACTTATCTACAGAAGATAATCGTATTAATACATCTGTAGCTAAAACTCAGATAAGGTTCTTAGTTAAACTTATTAATGATATGGATGGAAGTATAGACTACGCATATCCTGCTGAAACGATTAATAATAGATTTACTGAAATGACTTTCACTTATCAATCTAATTCTGAAGTTTTAAATTTATTTGCAGGAGAGGTTAATTTATTGCCTTCAGGATATTGGAAGTATGAGGTTTATGAAGTAAGTTGGATAGGAACAGTTACTATGGATGAAAATCACGCACCTTCTACGGAAACTGATGTCTTAGAACCTGAAACTAATGTTGGAGTAGTTCAAGGATTAGTAACAAAGGGTAAGCTTTATTTAGCAGAAAAAGATGGAACAGAACAAGTACAATACACACAACATCCTGAACCTTCAGGAACTAACTATATATATTACGGACAATAAACTAAAATTATGGCAATAGAAAATGTACAACAACTCTTAACAGAGCAATTAGGAAAAAATAGATGTGATGTAATTACTACAACAGCTATGACAGGAAAAGACTACTATGCAGTTTACTTCGTTACAGAAAGCGTTATATCTTCTATAACTGCAGCTAATATTCAAACAGGAACAGGAAGTGCAGCTGCTAGTCTTCATACGACTATTCCAGCAGGCTCTACTTTATTTCTTGCAGTTTCTTCTATTACTTTAACGAGTGGACTGGCTATCTGTTACTACGACCAAGTAATATAATGAAGTTAGCACTTGGAATGTCATTACCTTCAAGTAACAAAGGAGGATTAACACCTGCACAAAAAAAAGTAAATGACTTTAAGGTAAGGGTTGTTACTGATGGCGGTGTATTTGAGGCTAAAGCTTGTTTAGAAGCACAATTAACAATTTTAAGTAATATAGAATGAGTTTATTAGATGATGTAAGTATTGTAGTAACTCCTAATGGATATAAGGCTGGAGAATTATATGCAGTTATTCCTAGTAGTGGTGCTGCAGATATGGATGTTACTAGAACAACAGATGCTACAAGAGTAGATGAGAATGGAAAAATTCAAAATATTTTAGCTAACATACCTCGTATAGACTACACAGGAGGAGGTTGTCCTCATATATTAGCAGAACCACAGAGAACTAATTTATTATCTTATTCAGAAAATTTAAGCCAATGGGATACGAGAGCAAGTCCTGTGGTTACTTACAATGCTACAGCTTCTCCTGATGGAAATGTTACTGCTACTGAATTAATGTCTACTTCAGTTTCTTCAAGACTTCAGCAAGATGTAGGTGTTCTTAGCGAAGGCGAATATACTCAGTCTTTATTTGTAAAGTATAAAAATGCAGATGCAAAAGTAAATTTTAAAAATAATTCTTTTGGAGGTAGTAATACTTTTAATATTACTTCAAGTGGGGTTACAGTTGATTCAGCTTCAAGTCCTACAGCAATTGTTGAGATAGGTGGTGGGTGGTTTAAAATTAGTATTACATATACGACAAACGGCACAAATAATTCTATTGTTCAAGTTTTTGGAGATTTTAATGTTTTAGCTTCTTATTATTTGTGGGGTGTGCAACTTGAAGAAGGTTCTAATGCAACATCTTACATTCCAACTTCAGGAAGTACAGTAACAATAAATAAAGACCAATTTCAAAATGAAAATATAGGTAGTTTAATTAACAATACTGAAGGTGTTTTGTTTTTGGAGATGGCTGCTTTATCTAATGACGGCACAAAAAGAACTATAAGTATTTCTGATGGCACATTAGATAATCGAGTAATTGTAAGATACACAGAAACTTCAGGAGAAATACAAGCTTTAGTAGTTTCTGGAGGTACAACACAATATACAGAAACAAAGTCAAGTTTGACCGTAACTGAATACACTAAAATAGCTGTAAAATATAAAGAAAATGAATTTTCTATGTGGATAAACGGTCTTAGAATTGGTACTGATTCAAGCGGTCTAATACCGATAGGTATGGATGCAATAAAGTTTGATAGTGGTGTAGGAACAAACACTTTATTTGGTAAAGTAAAACAACTTCAGATTTACAATAAAGATTTAACAGATGCTCAATTAGAAGCTTTGACTTCATAATATGAATATATACAAATTACAATACACAGACAAAGCAGAAGGAAATGCTGACTTACTTGCTAAAGGTACTTATGAAATAATAGAAGGTGTACAAGTATATAAAAACGGAACTCAAGCAATCGTCTTTATAAATAAGATAGTAGAGATACCAGCAACATACGACCCTGATGGGAAAGAGAAAACTCCACCTGTATATTATGATGGAGTATTTTACGACCTAATGACTACAGAAGAAATTGACTTCGGAATACACGAGTTATTTCCAGTAGATTGTGTACATTCGTTTTTAGGTTATGAAAAGAACGCAGAAGGTACAGATGTAGACCCTGATGAATTAATAATAGAATAAAATGGATAAGATAATTTCAGTAGATTTAAGCACCTCAACAGCTCCTCTAGTAAAAGAGGTTAGAGGAAAAGATTACATTGAGTACGGCGACGCGAATGGCGAATGGAGAAACCTTTACCCTCAGTTCTTAATTGACCTTTACTATTCAAGTTCAATAACAGCTGCTATCGTGAACGCCACAGCTGAAATGATAGCAGGAGAAGACATAGTCATAACTGATGAAGATGATAGAGATGAAGAAGCAAGAGTAAAGTTACAGAACTTTATTAATAACGCTAACTCTAATGAAACTTTACACGAAGTCTTAAAAAAGGTAGCATTTGACTTTAAACTTCAAGGAGCATTTGCTCTTAATATAATTTGGTCAAAAGACAGAACTCAAATTGCTGCTATTCACCATATTCCTGTAGAAAAAATACGCTGTGAAAGACCTGATGAATTTGGCAAGACTAGAGCTTATTATGTATCAGGAGATTGGGCAAACACAAGAACTAACAAGCCATATAGAGTTCCTGCATTTAATGTAAACGACAGAACTTCTCCTAATCAAATTCTTTACACAGGTCTTTATAGTCCTAATATGAACTCTTATTATACGGCTGATTACATCTCTTGTAATAATTGGGCGTTAATTGACTCCAAGGTCTCGGAATATCATTTACAGAACGTAAGTAATTCATTCTCAGGAAGTTATATGATTTCTTTCGCAAATGGAATACCAACAGCTGAAGAGAGAAATCAGATAGAAAGAAGCTTACAAGCTAAATTTACAGGAGAAAATAATGCAGGAAAGTTTATTCTGACTTTCTCAGACGATAAAACAAGAGTACCTGAAATAACTCCAATCAGTCCTGCTGATTTAGATAAGCAATATATCGCTTTAAATGAGATGACAGTTAGTTCAATTTTAGCAGGTCATAGAATTACGAGCAAGACATTAATGGGCTTAGATAGTGCTAACGGTTTCAGTTCAAATGCCGACGAATTATTAAACGCTAGTAATTTTTACTTAAATTCTGTAGTAATGCCATTTCAAGGGCAAATCTTAAAAGTGTTACACAAGATATTCCAGGTAAACAATATGGATATGCCTGTTCAGTTTGTACAACTTAAACCAATTACTATTCAATTTGACTCTAAGACTGTAAGAGAAGTAATGACTCAAGATGAAATAAGAGAAGAAATAGGATTACCACCTTTAAATGAAGAAGAATCTGTTGAAATAAAAGAGGAGTTTGCAAAAGTTGGAATGATAGACGGAAAGCCTGTATTTGACACAATAGAAGAAGCCTTAGAGAGTGCAAAGACTTTAGGGTGTGAAGGGTATCATACGCACGATTACGAAGGGAAGGAAGTCTATATGGCTTGTGAAGGTCATCAAGAGGCTACAGAGCTTTCTAAGTTCATAGAGGAGTTTGGAGAAGATATGCCTGAAGGATATGAAATTTTAAGTGAAGAAGAAGCAGAAGGCGAAATAGAGGATTTTGACTTTGAATCGGAATTACATTCTAAATATTACGAATTTGCTAGTACTGGTTCAGCTTATCCAAACAGAAAGTCAGGGCAAGACCAAAAGAGTAAGCAAACAGATTATGAAGATGATATTTATAGAGTAAGATATAGATACACAGGAAGTAAAGTAGGCGAAAGAGATTTCTGTAGAAAAATGACTAATACAAATAAAATATATCGTAAAGAAGATATTATTGCTATGGGAAGTAAAGCAGTTAATCCAGGATGGGGAGAATATGGCGCAAATACGTATTCCGTTTGGAAATGGAAAGGAGGGGGTCTGTGCAAACATAAATGGTTCAGAATCATACTAGTACAAGAAGGTAAAAGACCTAAAAATTCAGATAAAATTATAAGCTCAACTGAAGCAAAAAGTAGAGGTGTTAAATTACCTAGAAATGCAAAGGAAGTTTCTGTTGCACCTCACGATATGCCAAATCACGGATTTGTAAATCCAGAGTTAATTGCTAAATATAAAAACGTATAACTATGAGCTATGTATTATTCATATCAGAATCTAAATTAAAGGACTCAACAGCAATTAATCTTAATGTGGACGTAGACCTTTTACTTCCTTATGTACGTCAAGCACAAAAGCTCTATGTGGAAACTAAGCTAGGTACTGACTTGAATCAGAAATTAAAAGACTTAATCGTTGCAGGAACAGTAAATTTACCTGTTAATGCAGCTTACAAGACTTTGTTAGATGACTACGTTGGAGATATGCTTCCTAATTGGGCATTTTACCACGCTATCCCATTCCTAAGATTTAAGATAGAAAATGGAAATATATATTCCAAAACATCTGAGACTGGGAATAGTTTAAGCACGGACGAATCTCAGCACCTAAGAGAAGAAGTTAGAAATACAGCGGAATACTATACTGAACGAATGATTGACTACATCTGTAATAATAATTCACTTTTTCCTGAATACTCTACAAATACAGGTGCAGACGTAGACCCTGATAGAAATGCGTTTTACAACGGAATGAATCTTGAACGACCACAAAATCAAGGAACTAATTTTACATTAAGAAACGTATTAGGAAATCTAAATTAATGAAGAAATACTACAAGCCAAAACCTATTAACATTACTAAACTCAAATCGTATTTACAAGATGCCGATAAAAAAAACAATTCAAGAAATATCAGAAGTAGCAGTCCTAAACACAACGGTATTAAGCGTAACGACGTTCACTAATATAGAGTTAGCTCTAAAGATTATTCTATTAGTTATTTCAATAGCTTATACGATAGATAAGTGGTGGAAACATAAAAAAAAATGATAAACCTCTTATTGATTAGAAACACATTCACAGAGAATAGCACTTTAGGAGAACTCTTTATAAATGGGGAAAGAATTTGTGATACGCTAGAAAGACCCTACTTTAACAACCTAAGAAATATAAGTTGTATTCCTAAAGGTAATTACAAAGTAAGGCTAAGACTTCCAAGAGAATCAGCTTCTAGGGACTATGTTCATTTGCTAGTTCAAGATGTTCCTGATAGGGATTGGATATTATTCCACAGAGGGAACTTTCCTAAAGATACAAGTGGTTGTATTCTAGTAGGAATAGGGACTGAACAGGACGTTGTTAATAACTCTGTCTTAGCTATGGACTTATTAATCAAAGAAATACTTAATTTAGGCGGCGAAAACATTAACTTAATAATTAAAAATAAATAATATGAAAAAAATTTCAAATTGGTTTACAGGCTTATTCATTAAGCAAATTTTTACATCAAAGAAGTTCATTTATACATTGATAGGGGTTCTAACTACTTTATTAAGTAAGGAGTTTGGTTTAAATCCTGATGAAGTAAGTAAGATATTAATGTCTATTGCTGCTTTGGTTGTTGGGCAAGGGCTAAGCGATATAGCTAAGAAGTAGTTTGTCTAAAAAAGGCAAAAGGCTAAGACTTTCCCCTGAAGAAGTTGAGTTAATCAATGAATCTAGAGGGAAGGACTTGTCAAATATTAACGGCAATACTGCTTTAGATATACACCTACAAGATAGAGGTATTGAAAAGAAAGATATTGTTAGCGTTAAGCATTGGCAGAATATGGGAGGGGATTTACGTTTCTCCATAGTTACCAAAGAACAATATGGTACTGACCAAAACGATTTACTCGAAGACATAAAAAGTCTAATTGAAAATCATTCTCCAAAATACCCTGAAATTAAAAGAGTTAAAGGTGAACACTTATTAGTGATAAACCCTGCTGATATTCATATTGGTAAATTAGGAGTAGCTTTAGAAACAGGGGATGACTATAATACAGAAATAGCTTACAATAGGGTATTAGAAGGTGTTACAGGACTTATAAGTAAGGCACAAGGTTTTAGTATAGATAGAGTCTTATTTTGCGTAGGTAACGATATTCTACATATTGACAATGTCTATAATACAACAACAGCAGGAACTCCACAAGATGCAGATGGTAAATGGTGGCAACACTTTGAAGTTGCTTTAAAGCTTTATGTTAAATGCGTTGAGATATTAAGACAAGTAGCACCTGTAGATGTAGTACATTCAATGTCTAATCACGATTATCAAAGTGGCTTTCATTTAGCACACTCTTTAAAGTCTTGGTTCAGGAACACTAAAGATGTAACATTTGATATATCAGTAGCACACAGAAAATACTACAAGTATGGTTCTAATCTTATAGGACTTGAACACGGAGATGGTGCTAAGATGGATAAGTTGCCTATGTTAATGGCAAATGATAGACCATTAATGTGGGCAGAAACTAAATACAGATATTGGTATCTTCATCACATACATCACAAAGTTAAATACAAATGGCTAGATGCTAAAGACTTCATAGGTGTAACTGTTGAATATATGCGTTCACCAAGTGGTACAGATTCTTGGCATAATCGTAAAGGCTTTTGTGGAGTACAAAAAGCAGTAGAGGGATTTATCCATTCTAAAGACTCAGGACAAATAGCAAGGCTAGTACACTATTTCTAGTACCCCCTTTAGCCGTTTTAGGCACTTTCTTTTATTTTTAATACTAATACACTAGACAAGCTATAAAGTTCGTCTTAGATGTAAACTCCTTAATTGTTAATAACTTTGTAAATAAACTTGTTAATAATTGTGTGAGTAACTTTAAAGGTGTACTTTTGTCAAATACTAATCAATATTATTAAAATGAAAAACTTTAAGATTACAAATTTAAAAAGCAAATTAGTTCAGTATATGAACGAAAGCGAAAAGGAACAATTCTTTACTAAGAACTCTTTAGGAAATTACAAAAGGGAAAGTATGAAGGAAATAAGAAATAAGAAAATTGAGAACATAGCTTTTACAGTTTTTACAATGGCTGCTTTTTCAATCCTATTACTTTTAATGTGTGGAACATTAGGTTTCATTGACTCTTTAATATTTTAATATGACTATACAAGACGCAGAATATCAAGAATACAATACATTGAGTTTAATTTGCCAAGACTTCTTTTACAAGGAAGATAGCTATTCAAATGTTTCAAAATTTAATAAGACTTTATTTGTAATGGATAATGACTTAGTAGGTGATGAAAGGTCAATTAGGATTTATGGAACTCAAGAACAGATAGACTTAGCTTCAGTTGAATACAGAAAGAAGAACTCACTTATGCTTGATGAAGTTTACAATTATAAAGTAGAACCTAAAGGCTCTTATTGGAATGTAATCTTAAAAATAACAGAAGAACAAAATCAAGCAGTAATAGATAAGCTAGAAGTATATAACAAGCTTTATAACCAAAAAGGTAGAAAGGCATTAATATTAAGAACAAGATAATGAATTTAGAAAAATTAAAAACAGAAATACCTTTTAAATGGAGGGTACAATCAGCAAATCAATGGGGAGCTTCCTGTGTAGCTTATATAGACGCAAGAGATTGTCAAGACATATTAGACCAAGTATGTGGTCAGGAAAATTGGCAGACTATATACTACGAATGTGCAGGATTATTATTCTGTAAAGTAGGAATAAAAAAAGAAGATGAATGGATATGGAAGTCAAATACAGGCTCAGAATCTAAAGTTGAAAAAGACAAAGGACACGTTTCAGATGCTTTTAAAAGAGCTTG